ATCCTGGAGAGACCGGTGGAAACGCACAAAATGGAGATCCAATGCTCAACGTATCCGGTGACATATACGCCACAGGCAACGTCGGCATCGGCACGGCGAGTCCGGGGTACAAGTTGGACGTTCACGGGACCTCAAACGTTGGCGCTCTCACGGCGACGAGCTTGAGTGGAGATGGTTCGGGGCTTTCAGCCTTGAATGCGAGTAACGTAAGTTCGGGGATACTCACGAGACCTATAAGTACCACAACGGGGACTTTTAGTGGTGACGTCGAAGTCACAGGTGAACTTACTACAAAATCAAATGTATTTCTCGGGGTTATGAAAGGATTTGCCCATGAAGGAACATTGGAATTTGGTCGAGCTGACGGCACCGACAGAGTTCACAACATAAAAGTGTATAATTCATCCACACAAACCGACAACTATATGAAATTTCAAATCCACGCGGGTGGCGCGAGTGCGGGTACTGTCACGGATAATGTTTTGTATCTACGGGGTGACGGAAACGTCGGCATCGGGACGACGAATCCTGGGTACAAACTGGACGTCCATGGGACTGCGAATGTTGGCGCTCTCACGGCGACGAGTGTTTCAGGACCACTCTCTGGGAACGCAGATACGGCCACAGCTCTTGAAACAGCGAGAGCTATTAATGGTGTCGACTTTGATGGTTCGGTGGATATAACTGTGAATGGAACCAATTATGATGTAAATGACAGCTGGTTAAAAGAAAATGGCGACGATGCCCACTTTAAACAATATGGTAACTCTCGACAAATGGTATTTCGCACCGATGGAACAACTCAGTATGCCACTGATGTGGGTGGATACCCATTCGCGTGGATGTACGGTGGAGATGCATCGTCTAATCGTCGAATGTTGTTGAACACTTCGGGTCAACTCTGGTGTTCAGATTATGGTTGGTTGCATGATAAATTCGTTTCTAGAAACACTCCGACTTCACAAACATTTACCGACAATGTTGCGAATACCAATTTCAGTGGGCATACGATAGATCACAACTGTAGTGGAAGTGATGCCTGTACGGCTGACAGAGCACACAGGGCCCTTCTTATAGATGTGGACTCGAGTGCAACGGGTGGTGGCACGAATCACGAACACAGACTGTATGGAATTTATAACGATGTTCGACATACTGGTGATAGTGACCTTGTCTATGGAATGTATAGCTATACGAGAAGTGACCACGCGAGTGGGACGACAACAAATTTGAAGGGAGGGGATTTCATCGCGATAGCATCCGGTGCGGGTACGAATACAAACATCTACGGTCTCAGTGCATATGCACTCAAAGATAGTGGTTCGCCCGGTACCACCGCAAACATGTACGGTGTGCGAGGGGAAGTTGAAGTTGACGCGGGTACGTGTACGAACGCCTATGCGTTTCAGTCCCATATCGACCGCGATTCTGGTACGATCACGACTGGGTATCTCTACTATGGTTCATACTCTGGTACTGTAGGAACTAAATACGGGGTTTATGTAACTGGTGAGACTAAGAACTACTTTTCGGGCAACGTCGGCATCGGGCTAACGGGAATAACCGAAAAACTTCACGTGAGTGGTAATATTCTCGCAACTGGTGACGTAACGGCATACTCAGATAAAAGAGTAAAAACTGATATATCTAAAATTAAAGATCCACTCAACAAAGTGTGTTCCATAAACGGATACACGTATAAGCGAACAGATACAGATGATGATAAAACACACACGGGTGTTCTCGCGCAAGAAGTCATGGAAGTGCTTCCAGAGGTCGTACACGGTTCGGAAGACACGACGTACTCCGTGGCCTATGGGAACATGGTGGGTCTTCTCATAGAAGCCATAAAAGAGCTTAAACTAGAAATCGATGAATTAAAGAAGTCGAGATGAATGTCGTAGATGTATTAGGACTCACGAGTTCTATCATAATAACACTCATGTTTATACCGGAGGTCGCACACGTGTACAAAAATAGTGATGCGAAAGCCATAAATTATTCGTTTTTACATCTAAACCTCGTCGCGAGCGTTTTAGCGCTCGTATATTCCGTGCATTACCGAGTCATTCCCATGATAATTACGAATGTATCGGCCGGTTTATTTTCATTAGTGATGTATCATTTTAAATATGTAAATGAGGTTAAAGAAAATACTAGTAATAGTCATATAGCTTCTATAGTGTAGTGGTCTATCACTTTGGACTTTGAATCCAACGACCCTGGTTCGACTCCAGGTGGGAGCTGTATCCGGCCTTAGCTCAGTTGGAAGAGCAATGGATTGTAGTGGTATGATATAACCCTCCATGGGTCAGGTGTTCGAATCACCTAGGCCGGACCATTCCGTCTTAACTCAATCGGAAGAGTGTGAGGCTGTTAACCTCAAAGTACGGGGATCGAAACCCCGAGACGGAGACCAAGCACCAATAGCTCAGGGGTAGAGCGCGCGTTTAGTAAGCGCGAGGTCAGGAGTTCAAATCTCCTTTGGTGCAAACGAGATGACGCAGTGGAAGCGTGTTGGGCCCATAAAACACATATGTTTTATTAGGGGCACCCAAAAGTCGGTTGATCGAAACAACCTCTCGTTATCTTTACATGTTATCCATCATGTAAAGATGACCCAGTTAAAAAAATAACCTCACTATATATAAAATGTCTGGTGGTATTGCCCAACTCGTCGCCGTCGGTGCCCAGGATGCCCATCTCGTCGGCCAACCCGAAGTCAGTTTCTTCCGTTCAAACTATCGTCGTCACACGAATTTTGCTCAAACCGTGGAGCGTCAGGTGCTCCAGGGCATCCCAACCGCAGGTGGTATCTCTACCGTGCGTTTCGAACGCAAGGGGGATCTCCTCGGGTATTGCTACATCACGCGTCGCAGTCCAGGTGCGTATACGAAAGCGCAATGGGCGAGCCGAATTAAGAAGGTCGAACTCTTGATTGGAGGACAAGTCATCGATGATCAATCGTCTCATTTCTCTCAGTATATCGCGCCGACCATTCTCGCGCAAAACACGAGTAAGGGTCCAGATCGTTCGAATACGTCGACGTCTCGATTTTACCCACTCCGATTCTCCTTCTGTGAAAACTGGCAATCTGCGATCCCATTGATCGCGCTCCAATATCACGATGTTGAATTGCGCATCACGTGGGATACCCCAGTGAACAATGATTATGAAATCCATGCGCAGTATGTTTATTTGGACACCGATGAACGCACAACCTTGGCGGCCATGCCACAAAATATGATCATCACCCAAACACAAAAGGCCATCGCTTCCGGATCTGCCATGCAAGAACTTAACTTCAACCACCCAATCAAGTTGTTGGCCTCTTCTAATGTGTTCGACGCCACGGCGCTCGGTATTGCGACCGGTTCCATCAAGCTCCAAATCAACGGCACCGACGTCACGGATGCCAAGCCAACTGTTCCACATTACACGGAATGCACCATGTACTACCACACCAGTGCTTCGTCCGTCGAAGGTGATGCCGGTAACTATTTCTTGTACCCATTCTGCCTCGAGACCTCGAAGCTCCAACCAACCGGTTCGCTCAATTTCAGTCGCTTGGATTCCGCGCGACTCGTTTCTACTGGCGGCGCATTCTCTGCGGGACAAGACCTGTATGCGGTCAACTATAACATCTTGCGTGTCGAGAACGGTATGGGTGGTTTGATGTACTCTAATTAAATTTATTTACACACTAATAACAAATGCTTTGGAAGTATTTGTTTCTTCTAGGGTTTGTGTTCGTGCTCACGTATGATCCAAAATCCAGGACACTCGAAAAATTCATTTCCCCCGTCAATCAGGAGGAAGCTACTTAAAAAGATTTAACGTTTCTATTACATAAATATGTTGTCTTTTGACCGCGAAACGCTCACGATCGTGGCCATCATAGTTTGTATCGCTGCGACTGCCTACATGTATAAGGAGTTTACGAAGGCAAAGAGTGACATCGAAAACATCAAAGGTTTCTGTAATAAAATCGTTCAAGCGCACACACCACCACCACAACCTTCAACCTCCCTTCGTCGTAATGACGACGCGGAAGACGAAGACGAAGATGAGGAACTGGTACACGTAAATAAAATCGCCGAGACCGAAGAAAATTAACATCTCAGAGAATTATAACTTGCGATCACGCAATGAAAAAATATAAAGCTATAGCGGTACCGGTAATATTTACGGGTGATAAACCAACATTCCTTACGGTGAGAGATAAGCGCTTTAAAGACTGGATATTCGTGACCGGGGGGTGTCGCCGAAGAGAGATTTTCAATCCAATTCGGTGTGCCCTTCGCGAACTTGAAGAAGAGACACGTGGTGTGGTCTCTTTGAAGAAAGGCGAATATACGGAATTTAAATTTACAGTAAAAGAGAGTCCGACCGTGGATCTCGAATATAACGTTTTTGTATTCTTTGTGAATTACACAAAACCAGAACAAATAGAACTCGTGCGAAAGTTCAATGATGAAAAACAAAAAACAATAATTAAAAAAATACAAAAACAACCAATAAAACGCACACACGATGAAAATGATTTCATGTCTTTCGATACTCTCCAGGAATTCAGATTGAAAAAACAGTGGGATCGTATCACGAAGAACATTCTAGAAAATCCGGATTTCTATTCGTGTGTCACATCCTTAAATAGAAAATCCTTTGCTATTAAATAATGAAGTCAAAGAACTACATTTTAATGCAAATACACGATTTACTAATAAATAGGTATTCATACACACCCAAAAAGGCGAATCAATACATAGAGGAACACAAAGAAGATAAGGTGTACGAACTTTTGGTCATCAAGAAGAAATTATCAGAAGATGAACCCGTGTATCCAGATATTTCTTATAGAAAGACCATGTGGCGTGACATTGAATACGACGAAGAAGATTAAAAGAATAAATACATGTAATGGTAAGTATGTTCAAGGAGTGGTGCAAAAGTCATGGCTTCTTTGAAAAGAACCCCAATCCATCACACGTGTTCATGGACGGCGGTGTGCTGTCCGTACCGTTTGATAGATTGAATGATTTTTATAAAAAATACGTGGAGTGCATAAATTTGAATGAAAAGGTGTATCTCGTCGAACAAAAAACCGTCGACGCCTATAACTTTTTCGTCGATCTCGATTATAAAGATGATGACCCGATGACCATCGAGGAAATACAACGAGTGTGTAAATTCATATGTGATAAGGTTTCCAAACACGGTGGTAAAGACGCGCTCGTGTGTGTATCTAAACCCAAGAGTGTCGGGGATCTGATAAAAACGGGTGTACACATCAACTGGCCGAATTTTCCAGTGAATCGTTCTTCCGCTTTAGCGCTCAGGGAACACGTGATAAATACATTAACTCTCGTGTACGGTTCGAAGGATTGGAATGAAATCGTGGATCTCTCTGTGTATGGAAGCAGTGAAAGAAATACGCGTGGGAGTGGTTTCAGAATGCCGTTTTCACACAAGTGGGTGACACACAGGGCGTGTAATGGAAAAGGGTGTGCGGCGTGTAATCGCGTGGGTAAAGAAACACAGAGTGAATATTTGCCCGTGCTCATGTACAAACATGGACCCCTGTCCATGTTTCAAAAAATATCACCGGAACCGACGGTCGAAATCATGGAGATGGCCACACTGCGCAGCGAGTGCACCGAACCAAACGTAATAGAAGGTGCGCGTCAGATGAAAACGGAGGGTGATTTTACGGCGAACCAAACAAAGAATGAACTCAAAGATCCCGAGACATGCGCGCTCATGGAAACGTTCATTCGAAAAAATATGCAAGGACAAGCGCACGCGAGAATCAAAAATATTTATAAAGAAAAAAACAGTTACCTCGTGGCCACGACCTCTAAATATTGTGAAAATACAAAACGAAATCATGGATCAAATCATGTCTGGTTTCATGTATTGGGTGATACCGTATCCCAAAAATGTTTTTGTCGATGCGAAACCATGCGAGGTCGTTTTTATGGATTTTGTAAGGATTTTTCGGGTAGACGACACCAACTTCCACCGACGATCGTCGACCGAC